CCGCGTTTCAGCCATCTGCTGGATTTCCTGCGGGGCGTAGTCAATCAGGTGATACGGGAAATCAACAGTAATGGTCCCCCCATCGTCGTTGATGATGCATGAAGCCTCGATTGCGGCGAGGCGCAGGATTTCTTCAGTGAAATCTGTCACCGTCGGTTTAGTGCCAGACACACCTTGCAAGACGCGCAAGACGCATACAGGCTTCGACCGCCCGCCCGCTTCAAGATCGGGGCGGATCGCCTCGTAGGCGTCGCCCCATGTATCGTGCAGTTGCCAGTCGCGTGGATCGCCGTTCCCGGTGATGTAGAAAACGTCGCTCATTTCTTTGCCCCCTCTCTTTCAGCACCTGTCAGGGTGTAGCCAATAAGATCCACCAAGCTGTCGTAGTCGCCCGGAGTCTTGCACAGTCGGGCTTCCTTCAAAAGCCGCATCATGGGCGAAATGTCGCGCGCCGTGATGGTCACGTCCTTGCCGACGTTCTGCAAATAGGCCGTCCAGAAGCGCGCCGTGCGCTCGAAGTTCTTTTCAGCCGGGCCATAGCGTTCACGGCGTGCGCCGGTCACAAGCTCGACGGCCTCTTGGGCGATCTGGGCTACCACACCCCCCAGTGGTTCAGACCTCGTGCTCATAGGTAATCTCCATCGTGTTCAAACTCGCTCCGGCACGGTGGAATCCAACTGAACACCGTGGTGCCGGCGCCCGCCCCGATATCCCAGATGAACCACGAATATGCCGTGGCCAAGCGGGACGCCCGGTCCAGCCCGCCCCAGACGCACGACACACGCTCGGTGTATTGAAATATCCGGGTCGGAGGGTATGACTGAAACAGCCTGCTATAGCGCCCCTTGCCTTCGGCGAAGGCATTGCGCGCGAAGATCGCCACGCCCTCCGTGGCTACGTCAAGCGCGCGGGCAACGAACTGCTCCGCGCGGTTGAACGGGGGGTTGGTGACAATCCAGTGGACGGGCAGCCCATAGTCGGTAGGGCTCGGGCCGTCCAGAAAGTCAACCACCGGGAATCCAAAGCCATAGTCATGGACGTCGCTCCCGATCACCGTGCCAAAGCGCTCTTGCAGCGGGCGGACCATGTGCCCCCGGTTTGCCGCCGGTTCCCAGCACGTTTTGCCCGACACGTCGGCCATCATGGCGTGGCGCAGGAAGGCCCTCGTCGCCCAAGGCGAGGTGGGGAAGTCATCCCGCCCCGCCTTGGGCGCGTCACGCTTCTGGCTGACCGCAGCGTTCATCGCACCCGTCCATGCCCAGACGGCGCTTGTAGGTGTCAAGAAGTGCGTCTTCCTTCTCCACGTCAGCAGGGACGCGCTTACGCAAAGCCACGATCTTCTTGACGGCGCGCGTGTCGTAACCCTGCCTCTTGAGCTCGGCGTAGACTTCATTGTGCTCACCACGTTGAAGGCACAGCTCGATCTGTTCGATGAAAGCAAGAAATTCTTCTACCTCGGCCGCGCCATCTGGTTCGTTTTCAGGGTCGCTCATTTCACAGCCCGCCCGATTGCCGCCAGCACGGCGCTCAACTTGCCCGCCGGGATGAACGTGTAGAACGGGATCGTCCCGCTCGGCGCGTCAGAAGGGACGTCAATCGTCGGCTTATCACCCCCGCTCCCACCGCCTGTCGCGACGGCGGGAGCATCCGCCAGATCGCGCTCCGGTGCGGGGTTGGCCCAGCCGACAGGCTGCACAGGAGGCTGGTGGTTCTCGGGGGCCACCGGGGCACCCTGCGGCTGTGCGAACGGATTGGCCTCCGGGGCTGGCGCGGCAGCCGTCACGCCGAAGGCGGCAAAGGCGGATTGCGCCGTCATGGGTGGCGGTGCCGACACGGCTTGCTGGATCGCTTGGCGCTGCGCGAACGGATTGACTGCGGGCTGTTGATCAAACGGGCTGGTCTGAGCCTGCGCGAACGGATTGGCCGGGGCCTGCTGAGCGGGCTGCTGAGCCTGCGCGAACGGATTGGCCGGGGCCTGCTGAGCGGGCTGCTGAGCCTGCGCGAACGGATTGGCCGGGGCCTGCTGAGCGGGCTTCTGAGCCTGCGCGAACGGATTGGCCGGGGCCTGCTGAGCGGGCTGCTGAGCCTGCACAAGTTCCTGGTCGGACTTGAATTGAAGCTGCATGGAATCCTCCTGACTGTGTTTCACTTTGATAGTTTCGCCGAACTCGGCGGTCAAGGCTGAAAGTAGGGCTGACTGCAACGTGTCCTTCCCTTCCCGAGCCTTGGCAGCCGCTTCGTCAACGGTGTCTTCCGCGACGAAAGTATGCACGATCACCGCGTCTGCCGTGTTCCCTTGGCGGTGCAGGCGGTCGTTGAATTGGATGTAGTGGTCCAGATCAAAGGTCGGACCCCACCACAGAATATGATGCGCCCCGCCCTTCTGGAGGTTCAGGCCATGCCCGGCAGACGCGGGGTGCGCGGGAAGCACCTGAATTTTGCGGGCGTTCCACTGCTTGACTGTCTCCTGCGCGGTGCGCTCGTTCACTCCGGCCCCAAGGTAGGGCACGTCGTTGCCGAGCACCTCACGAATCTGCGTGAGATCGTGGTTGTATTCGTAGGCGATCAGGAGCTGCTCATCCCCGAGCTCATCGAGAAGCTCAATCAACGCGTCCTTCTTGGCAGTGTGAATCTGGATGACACTCCGATCAGCGTCATAGACGCGTCCGTTCGCCATCTGTTTGAGCTTGCCGACCAGCACCGCCGCGTTGGCCGCTGAAATAGGGGTGCCCCCGATCTCGGCAACCAGATCGTGTTTCATCCTCGTGTAGATTTTGCGCGACTTGGGGTCCAGCACCACGGTGCGCGGGTCGAGCACAAAGTCCGGCAAGTCCAGCTTGCCCTCTGCCCGGAACACGTAGTCCGCAATGCGCTCTTCAATTGCTGCCTTGGCACCGGGGCGCGGCAGCCATGTGAACCCGTCGTAATGCTGCTCGAAATAGCTGGTGCGGAACCGCGTGATCCCCGTGCCCAGCGCCGCGCCGCCATCGAGGATCAGGAACTGCCCAAACAAGTCCATCAGGCCATTCGACGCAGGGGTGCCAGTCAGCCCCCACCGATACGGCGCGGCGGCAGCCAGCGGGCGGGTGGCCTTGAAACGAAGTCCCTGCGCGTTCTTCATGCGCCGAATCTCGTCGAATGCGATCACGTCGGGCATGAAGGGCAGCTTGCCCCGCTTCGCCTTGTCCGCCAGCCATGGCAGCCCTTCGTAGTTGATCACCCAGACGTTCACGTCACGGCGCTTGAGCGTCACCTCTTTCTTCGCCCCGTGCAGCCGCGCTGCGACAAGCCCTTTGAGCGAGGACCAGGTGTCGATCTCTTGAGCCCACACCATCTGGACAACACGCAGAGGGGCCACGACCAGCATGTGCCGGGCTTTCCCGGCGTCCAGCAAAGCCTTGAACGCATGGAGCGCAGCAGCCGTCTTGCCATAGCCCGGCGAAAGCCACAACGTCGCGGCATTCCGGCTGGCAAGATGCGCCGCCGCGCGCTTCTGGTAGTCATGGGCGTCAGCAGACCAATCCAGCATCACCTGCCCCCCTGGTCGTATGAGCACAACAAGCTGCCCATATCCTCGCAATACTCCGAAAAGTCCCTGAGCGCGGCGTCCACCGCTTCCGCTGCGTCCGGCTTGCACCACTGGTGGTCGTAGCTCTTGAGCGTCCGTGCCCGCTCTTTCTGGATCGGGCGAAGAGGTTTGCCGGGGGCCTTGGTCTCGACCCACAGGACGCACCCGTGTGGCCCGAGGACGAAGGCATCAGGCCACCCGGCTTCAACTCCGGGGGCTTGGCTCAACCGCACAAAGCGAAGGCCGAGTGCCTTTGCCGTCTTCTTGACACGCGCAAGAACCTTGGCCTCTGGGGTCATTGGTCAATGCTCCCGCAATGCTCGCATGACTCACCTTCCAGCGCCATCACGAACCAGCGGTGACACCGCTTGCACTTCACCCACATCACACGCCCTCCTGGCAAGGCCCGCCCTTCCGGGCGCTGAAATGGCAGAACCGACACGCATCGCGCGACGGCGTGGCCCGGAATGCCCGATCCGCCTCCATCATCCCCACGTTGGCCAGCCACAGCCCATACAGCCCGTCTCTGGCGGCAGGGTCGCACGTCGGGCCATAGAACGCCGCCCGGTCGTAGGTCACGGCCACAGTGTCGCCGACATCGAGGTAGACAAGGTGGCCGGTGAAGGACTCGAGCGCCGGGAACAGCCAATACGCCGGAATGGCGAAGATCTGCATCTGCGCGTCATACGACCCGCGCGGCTTCCCGGCTTTCCAATCTACAGAATTGACGGTCGTTTTCTTGCCGTTCACGACGCCCACATCCCAGATGAACCGCCAGTAAGCGTTCGGGCCGAACCAGTCGCACCGCCGTTCTTCCTTGTCGAAGGCCATCTGCTGCTCGACCATCTTGTAGTCACTCGGGACACTGCGCAACTGATCAGCCAGTGCGGTGAAGTGCTTGAGCTCCGCAGGCATGTCCGGGGTCTTGGCGGACACGTAGTCAGCAACCGCAGAATGAATGTCGATACCCCGCTGCATCGCCGCCGACTTCGGCTCCGACAGCTTGTCGATGTGCTTGAATTTATACTTGGCCGGGCACTCCGCCCACGTCGTCCAGCGCGAGTATGAGAAGCTAAACGCCACGGTATGTCCTCCCTGTGCGCATCATGCGGATGGTGGACCTCGCGCAGCCGTAGCGCTTGGCAAACACGCTGCTGGGTTCCTTTGACGCCCGAATTTCAGCGACCTGCTCCGGCGTGAACCGGGCACGATGCGCGCCGCTATACCTCGGCCAGAGCAAAGGCTCGAACCCTTCGGTGCGCAGCGCCGCAGCCACGGTGCGCGCGCGCTTGATCAGCAGGCGCTTGTAGAGGAACACCGAATAGACAGACACACCGAAGCGCTCGGCGATCCCCTCCGCTGTCTTGCCGCCCGACAACAGGATACCCCTCACCTTTTCCTCGGTCAGAAAGTATGGCTTACCCATCTTTGAATTCCTCCATCTCCGCCCAGTTCGGGCCAGTCTCGGGGTCAGTGAGCAGTGCGGCGCGCAGCGGCACAGACTCCATCGCCCGCTTCATCACAAGACTCTGTTCCTGTGCGCACTCCGTCGGCGACGACACCACGATCTCGTCATAGACTTGCAGCAGGAACCGGCTCTTGTATTCAGGGTCGTTGACCATGTTCAGGATCGCGCGCTTGGTGACATCTGCGGCTGACCCCTGCACAAGATAGTTGATCAGCACGTAATCTGCATCACTGAATCCACCACCCTTCTGCTTCTTGATCGGCGGGCGGGTGTAGAGCCTGCCTCCCCATGTTTTCACCGCCCCACCAGACCTCACGATCACGGCCAGAGCATCGCTGAGCAGCTTCCGCCCCGGCAACGCCGCGTCATGGAATGCCTTGAACCTTCGCGCCTCGTCGTAGGTGCATTTCAGGGCCTTTTGTGCGGCTGGGACGCCCCCGCCATACAGCGCCTGGAAGTTCAGAATCTTGATCTTGCCGCGCCCGAGATTCTGGCCCGTCATCTCGCTAATTCTCTCGCCCACATAGGCATGGACATCAAGGCTCGGATCGACTTGATACTGCCGCAACAGGTCGCCCTGCTCGAAGTGCGCAAAGACCCGCAGCTCTTGGCCAGAGAAGTCCCGCCCGTTCAGGACGTGCCCCTCATCGGGCAGGATATACCGCCGCACGTTCGGAAGGCGGGGCAGGCCCGCAATGAACGAAGGATGGGTATACCCGTCGTCCTTGCCTTCAAATTCCTTCGAGATGTTCAGAAAATTCGGGTTCCGGGTGGACGGCCTGCCCGTCCGCGTCCCGCCTTCTGGTGACGCAACCTGGTTCCACTCACAACTGATCATGCCACCGCGAGCGTCCGCCTGAACCAGCCACGGCTCCATGAACATCGTCAGGCAGGTCTTCATGCGGTTGCGCCAACCAAGGGCCTGTGCCACCCGCGGATCGCTGATCTGATCCGGGTGCAGGTTGACCTTTGACACCGACCGCCTGCCCGTTGCAGTGGTCTTCCACTCTGTCACAAGCCCCAGCGCGTCCAGAGCGCTCGCCACGTCGTCATCAGCGTCGAAGTTGAGGCCTTGTGCGTTCAGCCGCAGCCGCAGCCCCGCCTCGACGTAATTGAACCACTGCTTGAAGCTGGTCACGTCGGCGCGCAGTCTCTCCTGATCCACCCGGATACCTTGGCGCTCGTTGTCCATCAGCACGGGCAGAATTTGCCGCTCGACATCGTAAGCCTCGCCCATCCCGGCTTGCAGAACAGCGGGGTGCAGGACCTGGAACAGCCGCCACGTGCGCTCGGTGTCCCCCTCGGCGTAAGGGCCAGCAAGGCTCACCGGGGCGTAGGCTGTCCACGCCCCTGCACTCTTCGCCGTCGGGTGCTTGCCGTCATGCAGCGGCGGCAGGGTGGTCTTGTGCGCCATGACCCACTCCGCCACGGCATCGCGCTCCCCCGGTGGCAGGTGCAGCCACAGCTCGGCCAGTTGCTTGAGGCCGAGGGTCCTGGCGTAGGGGTCTTGCAGGAAAGCCAGAAACATCGTGTCGTGAACGCGCGACCACGGCAGCATCGGCAGCCCGAGCCGCTCGGTGGCCACCGCCAGATCGAACTTGGCGTTGTGGAATACGATAGGCAGGCCACTGCTCCACGCCCCCCACAGCGCCGCCACAGCGCCGTCCCGCGAGCAGGTGTTGCCCTCTGGGTGTCCCCATGCCCAATACCGGGAAGGGCCGTCAGGCGGGCGCACAGAGACTCCCACTGGCATCGGGGGGTAGTGCTCCGGGCGCGGGCCGATCGGCATGGTCTCGAAATCGACGGTCCAGACCGGGAGCATCAGCGGACCTGCTGGTTCTGGATTTGGTAGAACCCACCACCGCGCTGATTGCCGATCTGCTGCGGCGGCTCATACCCCTCCATGATGTCAACTTCCGCTTCCATGTGCCGCTTGAGGATCACCCCGCGCCACGCATCAGGGATGGGGGCCAGAGTCTCGAACCCGAGAGCCTCCTTGCCGTGCTTGGGATGGACGTAGAGGTGCACCCGTGCGATCACCCCGAACGGCGGCTGGTGGTAGTCGGAAGCTGCCTTGCGGACGAACTCTCCCCATCCGCCGATGCTGGTCGGTGCGACACTCAGTGTCAGCAAAGCCGACGTGGCGTAGTGGTCAAGATCGAGAATCGGCTGGAGCACCCAGCCCTGCGGGCTCTGGGCATAGGTCCCTGCCAGCAACAGCAGCAGGCGGCGGCGGTTGGAACACGCCTTGCCCACGCCTGTCCGGCTGGTGCCAAACTCGTTATGCGGACACGCCCCGCACCGCTCAGCCTGCGGCTGGAAGTAAGACAAGTCCTTGCTCATGCTGGGGTGCGGGGCCATCTCGGTGTCGTTCCGCCCGATGGCGTAGCATTTCGGGGGCTCGATTGACTGCGGATTGAACGCCGTCGCGTAGAAGGTGTTGATCCGCGCGGCGTCGAGAATGATCGCCGCGAACTGATTGCCCGGAATCGACTGGTCCCCTACGGAAAGCACCCCGTTCCTGATGGAAATGGAAGACCCGGCGCGCCGTTCGGTCTGGGCGTAGTCTTCTGCCATGCTGGCGTAGTAGGCGCTCAACTCTTCTGGCGTCGAAGGCAGGGTCTGGTTCTGCTTCTCAAGGTCGTTCATGGCTCACTCCTGGATTTTGCTGAATGAAAGGGCAAGGACTTGC